TATCAAATAGTCATCTACATTCTTAACAACCGTTCTGATACTTCCGTTGGCAGCAGACATAAGCATACTAATACCAGAAGCAGTCCTACCAACACCTTGAACACCTGTTTGTCCGTGTGCGAATGATGGGAATCCCGTTGACTCATCAGCTAAAACCCTCGCTTTATCAAATAGTTGCATGTTTTCTGACGCTACGTTTGGAAACTTTGTACCAAAGATAGCTTGACCTGGAGCGCCACCCTGTCTTCTAAAAACTTTTCCAGGATATACTGATAGGTCTTGACCAGGAACTAAGTTAGTTTCATCTACTTCTATAATAAGATTACCCGACATTGCTGCGTTGTCAATAGCCATACGCATAAAGCCATTCATCAATGTCTGTGTATCATCCATATTCTCAGCAATACCAACACCAAAAAAGGAGTATGGGTTATGCTCGTATGGTACAGCATAATATGGAATACGTGTAGGCTTGAATGGGTTTAGTACAAATCTTATTACTTCACCATTAGATACCCACACATTACAGTTAACTTCATCTAAATCGTTAAGTTCACTAGGTATATCTACACCATGCTGTTCTAGTAGTTTTACATCAACGTAACCCCAAAACTCTAAGACCTCCCAACGCTCTGATGTTGGCTGAGTGTCATCGTCTTCCATAGTCATTTCCCAGTACTTTTGTGTATAATCTGGGCCTTTATCTATTGCGTTTTGTACAGCATCTTCCATAAAGAAAGGACGTGACTTTAGTTTGCGTAACTGTGTACGTGACATCTTATGTCTTTGTACAACATACTCTGCTTCTTCCATAGACTTAGCTTCAGGGTCAGGATACAAATCCCATATAGAAACATGCTCACACTCTGGAACGGTTTTTACAATAGGATCATATTCACCATCTTCGTTCCAGTTAGGATATTCTTTATCTACAGCGAAAGCACCTTTCATAGCTCCTGTACCTAGTAGCGCCATTTCGAATGCCATACTTCTCAGGTGTGTAGTAGCTCCGCTTTCTTGTAGCTGATCATGGATTTTCTTTTCCATCTTTTTAGCTGCAACCATAGCAGGGTGAAAGGTGACAGTAGTTTGTGTAGTACCATCTCCTTCTATAATCTTTTCAGACACAGGTTCTAGTCTATCTTCTAGACCGCCCAATCTTGCCTGTAAGTCTATTAAAGTTTCTCCAGGCTCTAAAGGAGTATCTCCATCTATTAGGTATGGCTTTGGCTCTGGTTTAGACATGGCAGCACTAAGAGCGTTACCTGCTGCTTCTGCATTTGGATCTATGTTTATGTGTACAGATTCTGCTACACCTTCAGGTAATACTGATGGATTTACGGATAAAGGAAACTTGTTATTACCAAATAGTACATCTACAATCTGTCCATATGCTGCTAGTGTTTTTGTCTTAGTTACTTTTACAAATACACGTGACTTTTCTGTGTCGGTAAACTGCACATCTGATCCATACAAACCACGATAGTTACGATAAGCTTTTAACCACCGTTGTTCATCAGCATATCTAGAGTCTTCTGACCTTTTGTATCGTTCTTTTACAAAGCCAATTACGCTGCTTTTTTCTTTAAATATTGAGTCGAGTGCGTCCTCTGCTGCAACGACATCATCTGTTTCAAACATTTCTTCTGCCATATTTAATATCCGAATGTTGCGTCACTGGCTTGAAAGCCTGTGCGTTGTTTGGCTGGGTTGTAATCCCATATACTACTGCGTGGTCTAGTCATTATACCATAGCGTAAGGCATCATACAAGTGGTCTTCTGCTTTGGTGTCTACATCTTCTGGATTCTTTTTGTCCAGTGGGATGCCTGGTATCTGTGCTATAGTGTTCACACAGTTATTCATAAATACTAACATAGGTTTTTCTGTAAACTCATCTACTTTTAAACGTCTATGTATTTCGTTTTTACCTGCGATACGTGAGCCTCTTGAGCGATCAGAAGGACGCCATCGACAACCCTTCATGTTCATTTGCTCTGCTAACGATGGCCCAGTATCGCCACGGTTGTGCCACAAAGAACTATCAAGCACACCGTATCTCATGCCACCGTCTTTTGCTTCTGCTTCTAATATCATATCAGCTAGATCAGAAGCTGTAACTTTTGAAACATACATCTCACGATAAACTATAAGCTGTTCATCAGGAGCAATAGTAAACCAAAGAACCCCAGTGTAACTACCATAACCGTAATCACACGCACGAAAACGTACCCAGTTGTCAGGAACTTCAAAGTGTTCGATAACGTGGGTAGCTCTGTCAAATTCGGGAAAGGCTGCTCCTTCGTTAATATCCCAGTTTCCTTCGAGGAGCTGTTTACGTTGATGCTCTGGTAGTGATAAGAGCATAGCTTCGTAGTCACCTTCTTCGGCAAGATATGGGTTATCGAAGAGTGACGCAGGAATAAACCTACGCTTAAATAAAGGCTGACCTTCCTTGCTGTGTCCTTTAGGGTATGTAATGGTCTTACTAGATTCAATATCTGTTGCCCAAAAAGATTTACCTGCAGGAGCAGGATCAATAAACATTTTCTTTACCCAAGCATGTCCAGCACCACCTGGGTTTGTAGTAGCTCTCATGTAAAGTCCTAAATCTCTACTATGTGCGCTACGAAGACGTGACCTCATATAATCCCAAGCGTAAGGTGTAGGCCATTGAGTAAGTTCGTCAAATCCAATCCAGTTAAAAGCCTGTCCTTGGTAACGTGTGACATCGGTATCTTTGTCCAAATACGACATCCATAACCGTCCACCTTTAGGAGAAATCCACTGAGACTTACGCTCTGACCATTTGATTCCTGGTACTGCACGTGGATATAACTCCTGTGACTTTTGTATTAGTTCCCTTAGTTCCTCAGTTGTGTGTCGTACAAGGAGTCCTGAGAAGTGAGGATTGTTTAAGCCGTGTAGTGGATCTGCCAACATAGCGTAGGACTTACCACCACCTGCTGCCCCTCCGTACAATACTTCTCTTTCAGAAGAACTCAAGAAAGTTGTTTGTGGACCCTCATTAGGTTTAAATACAACCTGCTGTGCCTCTTCTACGTCAAACTCAGGTGCTGCTACCTGTGCTGGAATCTGGGGGGTTTCGACTTCCACAGGCTTCTGAGTATGCACCGACTCCTTGTTTTTCGAGCTTCTCGATTTGCGAGAGCGTTTCTTCGAGCCACTTGGCAAGCTTGCGCTTAATTGCAGATGCTTTTCTACGTTTTTGCTCAACTTCTATTCTCTTCTTTAGACCCATATGCGAAATGTATCGGTCAGTTTCTTTACTCAACCACTGTGCTACTGCTCTGTAACTATACTGCTTGAGGTGTTGTTTTGCAAGCTCTAACGCTTCTAGCTCATGTTCTACAGGAACAAGTAGCTTATCATTTTCTGGATGCACTTCATATCCAAAGGGAACTTTTACAGTTGTCCTAACTATGACATGCCATTTTTTGTTATGGTTCTTGGGGGGCAGAGGTAGCTGCCAAAATCCCAATTCTCTTTGAGGTATTATTCGTTTGTACCTTCTTTAGGTGGTAAATAGAAAATGCCACCACCGCTGGTGACATCTACTTTGTCTACTTTGCCAAGACCTGCTCTGTCAAGCACATCTTTGGCAGCTATCATTTTTTCTTTGATACCCAACTGAGTGGGATCTTGCAAAGCCCCCATAAGAGCATAAGCAGCTTTCGGGGCAGTGCGAGCAAAGTAAGTCCTAGTTTTTTCAGCGATTTCATCCTTCAGAGCCTCCACTATTGCTGTTGTGCTGGAGTTGTCACCATAACCAGCTAACTTCTTAGCAGCTACAACGTCACCTCCAGCATCGTCAAATAATACATCCAAGAACCTTTGTTGTCTTTCAGTTAGTGTCCTTGCCATAAATTACGTTCCTTATTTCTGATCTACCTATTCCTAGATCATTTAGTTCTCTATCAGACAACATGTGTAGCATTTTAAAGTCTGCACGTTTTTGTTGTCTAAGACAGTGGTTAGCCCACATCTTTTTTAAAAAATGTTTCATGTACTTTCTCCTTGTTTGTACAAGGGTAGTTATACACAAATGCTAGCGCTATAGTACTGCTAATTTGGAATAGCCGTTATGCTATTTTTTACCACCTTTAGCCATGCCTTTTTTCTTTAGTGGTCTAGCAGCAGGAGCTAAGAAGCCACCTCTTGACATCTTCTTCATACCACCTTTAGCCATGCCCTTCTTCTTCATCATAGCACCTTTAGCGTAGCCTTTTTTCTTCATGCCACCTTTTGCCATGCCTTTCTTTTTCATAGCCATGCCACCGCCATACATTTTGCCTTTACCGTCAGCAGCATAGAAAGGAACTTTCTTTCCATCCTTCATTACCATCTTTAGTGGCTTACCACCTTTAGCGTAACCTTTTTTCTTCATGCCACCTTTAGCCATACCCTTTTTCTTCATCATGGCTCCCTTGGCGTAGCCCTTCTTTTTATGCATCATTGATCTGTATCCTCGCTATAAAGATTGTTGAAAACTCGTTGCGTATCCCACACATAGTCTACGTTTTCTTTTGAGTTGTATATATGTTGATTTGGCTTGAAGTCTGGCGCACCTTGTCCTGTTTCAAACCAAGCTGGGTGAGTTACTCTCACTCTGTTATTGGGTAACGCAACCATGTTACCAGTGTATTCTCCTGCATCTAGTAACTCCAGCACGTGTGATTGTTTATGCTGGGCAGGGTCATCTGCTACTTCGTTATCTGTATAGTCTACAGTAAAGTAGTATTTGGCAGGATAGAACTCATTGTCTATCTTAGCTATCCAAGGCGCTGGAGTTGCACGTTGTAGTTGATACACAGAGTGTGTATGAGACATACAATCCCAAGGCTGTGCTAAATATGGTGGTAACTCTTCAGGCCAATCATCCAACGGTGTATCAGCTACTAGTGCGGTCAGTGGCATTCTAGCCCACATAGCACCACCATGTACGTTTTGAGCATCATCATCGTCATCTGTTTCACAACCTGTGAAGATAACCTGAAAGCTCAGTGTTCTGTTTGGCATTGTAGTAACGCCTATTACCATAGCGTGTAGAAAGTCGCCATGATAGTCTTCCATATTCTTTGTGTATTCTCTACGTACCCATGCTTTAAAGTACGGTATACTACTTGTTAGATACGGCATTGTGTTTCCTTCGCAAGTCTGCTTTTGCTGATTTAAAGACATTTGCTATTGCTGTCTTACCCATCACTTTAGCACGTTGTTCAGCTACAGTCAATATCTGTATCTTTCTTGCGTAAGGTTTTTTTATCCTTTTTACTTTTGCTACTGTAGCTCTTGCATCTGCCATTGTAGCAAATTTAATGCTTACAGTATCTTTAGGGTTTTCATCTGTATATAATCTACGTCCAGACCCTTTAGGTTTTTTACCTGTTCCTACTTTTGGGTCTTTCTTTTTAGTCATGCGTTTCTTTTTCTACCTGAAGCTGTTACTGACCACTTTACTTTTTTAGGTCCAGTCTTTTTTGCAGCTTCTGATTTACTAATTCTACCTGCTACCTTTGCAGGTCTACAGGCTGGGTATGGTCTGTTCTTATCTTTGCTTCCAGAGCGTCCACACTTCTTGCCTGTTTTTACGTCACGCCAGTCCTCTTTGAACCACTTAGTTAACCCACCTTCACCGTAACCTCTACGACTTTCTAGTACGTGTCTTGACTTTTGCAACTTTGCCTCCCTTGCTGTAAGTACCCCCACGTGCTTTGTAGGTTTTGACTAACCATGCTGACCCATATGCACTGGGCCACGTTTTAAATTTTCTTTTAGCTTCTGATTTTACCCTAGAGTATAGTGCTTTGTTTTTAGGTTCTGCCATTTTACCAAGCCTTGCATGACCAGTAACGTGCGGTAAACTTATCGGTGGCTGTATCACAATTATGTCTAGCACGAAAGTTTGCACGTCTTCCTGGAATGTTTTTCTTTATAGTCATGTTAGGATCTCCAAACCTAACTACTTTTACTTCTTTGCCCTTCTTGGCAAGAACAGCAGATTTTTTAGATCCACCAGGAGTTTTCTTTGGTTTATTGTATCCTGGAAATGTTTCACCACGATACTTTAATTTACCACTGGGTAAGCGTTCTACATCTTTAGTTGTTGCCATCTAATTATCCTTACAGTGGGTTGCTTGCTAGTTCATCATAAGCTTTCCAAATGTCATCTACTTCTGTTTGTAGTACATCTAGTTTGTCACCTATACCATCTGTTATAGTAGTAGCTTTATCCACCTGAGAGCGTAAGTCAAGTAAAACTTTCTGCTGCTCTAGTATCTGTTGCATATTTGTCGCAAGTTGTGCCAGCTTCGAGTTTAATCCTCTGACATCATTATCTATGATAGCTTGCTCTACTGTTTGTATTCTACTTGTTACGTCTGCTTCTAGTTCTGTTATCTCGTTACTAAGATCTGTTTCGGCTTCTTGTAATTCTTTTGTTATTGCTTGACTGGCTGTCGTTAACTGGTTTGCCGCAAATGTTTTATTTGCTGTGCGTTCTCTTTCTGTGTCATTACGTAATTGAGTCAAGCTTTTTTGTAGTTCTGAAATTTGCTTTGCGTTGGTTGAACCTTTTCCTAGTGCTTCTTCTACGCCACCCTCTACACCGTAAAACCTGTTGAGAGTATCATAACCAAAGTATACACCACCAGAAACTGTACTGAGAACTGGCAAAGCCACAGCAACCATCCAACCTTTGACATTAAAGCCTCCTATGCTGAACTCCATTGCCATTAGTTAGGCATGGTTCCGTATTGCTCTACATACTCACCAGCTTCAAACAACTCGTCTGCTGATACCATATCTTCTGTTAAGTATCCCTGCCAACCAGACCCAAACCCATCGTTATCCCAGTTGATTACAAACTCATCAATGCTTTGTGTGTATGTAATAGTTGTGTAGTTACCGACTACAAAGTTATTTACTTGTGCGTAGCTGTCGATGCTGGCTGTTAGATCTTCATTATTAGCAGCAGCCATAAATGCACCAGCTTGTTGTGCGTAGTTTTCTACTTGTGCTACAGCCTGGTTATAGGCGTCAACTTCAGCCTGATCTATGCTATACTCTTCTTGAGCCATCAAGCCTTGTAACGCAGTTTGCTCTGGAGATGTATCTGCTGCTGCAGCCGCTTCCATAATACCAGTAGCAGTTAGTACCTCTGTAGAAGCATCTGTTAGTAAGTCGATAGCTTCGCCCAAGCTGTTCATAGCGCCTTGGTATTCTTGTGTAAACAACTCTTGTGCGTTGGTAGCGGTAGCGTAGTCGTGGTTCATCACAAGATCGTGTGCTTCTACGTAGTTGTCGAACTCCTGTTGTGTAATAAGCGCATCGTTCATAGCGTCATCTACAATGACACCGCCCAGCGCAGCAGAGCCAGTAGCACCTACTGTCATTGTTGCTCCGTCCGTCACCCTGTTCTTTATAGCACCTAGAGATTCAATTAGGTAGTCAATCTTCTCCTGGCCTGTCATTGTCAGGTTTAGATCCACCATCTCTATTTCCAGTACTGGTGGTTCTGGTTCCACTATCAGAATTACTTCTGCGTTTACTAGACCTGAAGCGATCACTAATGGACAACTTAGGGCTAGTGTCTTCAACAAGTTCTTCTTCATCTACGTAATCCTCTCCGACTCTTAATAGAGTATCCCAAAAAACTTTATCATCTGCATATCCTACTACAAATGTAGCAGGGTTTTCACGGTATTTATTAATAGCATTTCTGCCCATCAACAATTTACCAGTGCGAGTATCGTTGATTGGACATGGAGTATTAGCTAACATCATACTCCTAAATACTGTAGGGTCTTGGCACATCACTGAGATAGCCGAAACCTGTAATCCTAGCCCACCAACCTGTTGAGGTAACCCTAGTAATCTAGCATTCTTCCTGCGATTACAGTTTGGGTCTTGTTGCATCTCACCATGAGATAGGCCAATTATGTTTAATTGAAGCCCTCTACTCCTTGGGATTAAACAAGAGTCGTTACCTCCCCCACCCATCATTGTCGGAGAGATACTTGACATTACAGGGCTACTCCCTGGTGATGAACCTGCTCCGTTATAGTTTATGACTTCGCTAGTATTGTTAGATTCTACAGTTGAATCTTCATAGTTGTTAGAGAAGTCACCTGTTATGTCGTTACCAGTGTCTGTTGTCGTGGTATTATTGTTGGTTATACCATCATCTAGCGGAACTTGTTCCTGTGCATACGCCAGACAGGGTAGTAATAGCAGAATCGCTACACATAAGCTCCGTAGCTGCGTCCGTATGTCCGATAAGTGCGAGTGTTCTTGCATTTTGGTTTCTCTGACATGCAGCATCCCCCACTCGACACGATGCAGTATAGTTTATAGTTTGACAAGCTGACAATATTCCTAATACACATAGTTGTATGGATACAGATTTTAATGTCAACACTTTATTTAACCTATTCCAGGTCTTTTTCTGTCTGGGTCTAGCACTTCATGACGCTCTAAAAAGCCTTCTAAGTACATAGCCCTCTCTATATGGTCTAAAGTAAAACTCTGTCCGAGCCGAATTTGCAGTGCTTCACGTACATAGAAGACATCTGACTTAGGAATGTGTACTCTCCTTAGTTTATTACTGTCTCCATCTGCTATAGCATCGTAAAACTCTTCTATTACATCTTCAGAAGAGTACAGACTTACCTTGTTTTTGTACATAGTCCTACCTAAAAGGTGATATGTACCATAAACTACGTGTGAGGAGGAGGAATGTGAGGAAGAAAGACACCCAGAATACGGTACATATCAAGTATAACACAAGTTATTGGTTATAGTTATTAGTGTGTTACTAAATGAAGTATACAGAAGTACAGTATAACTGTCAAGTTAAACTTAACTAGATTTAATATTTTATTTATATTTACTATTTATTAAGTAAAAACACTAAAAGTTTAACTGTCCTGCTCCTGCTCCGCAGTTATACTCAAAAAACAGGGTCTGTCAAGCATATTTCTGTACTAATGCGACAGTTTGTCACCCCTTAAAATACCACTTCTGTGTGTATGTGTATATATACGTACTGGTATACCCCCAGTGGCGCTCGCAGGGTGGGTCAATCTTGCAAAACTTTTGCTGTTTAGATAGTGTTTTACCTTGTAAGTTGTTGTAATTACTACATTTTATAACTGATATATCGTCAATCAAACATAAAAAGGTGTTGTATTTTTGCAACTTCTCTAAATGTGATCACAAATCAAGAAGGGATGCACAACTACTACCCCTGTTTTGTGATCACAAATAGCATACCCACCCTATACAGTATATATATAATAATAAGAACAAATTAGGAACAAACAATCACAATAAGAACCAAACAAGAACAACATAAAAAAGAATCGTTATAAAACAACAACTTATAAAATAGTTGAAAAAAGTACTTGCAATCTATGTTGGGGTATGCCCTTAATAGTACATCGAAAGCGACAAGTTA